AATATTATACGGATGGCCGCTTTTGAATTTTGAATTTCTTTTGGGAATTACGATAATGCCATTTGGTGTCCACATATAAATAAGACCCCAGACACCATTTGCATAGCCAAGTTTGAGAGACACCGATTGACCAGTCAATGGCTCCCCCAAATAAATTCAGAATAAATGCCAAAAATTATTTCCTCACATATCCACACTGCTCTCTCACTAAGGAAGAGGCACTTTCCCAAATTAAAACCCTAGAAACCCCAGTAAATAAACTATTTATCAGAATCTGTAGAGAATTACACGAAGATGGGTCTCCTCACTTGCATGTTCTCATCCAATTCGAAGGAAAGTTCCAGTGTAAGAATCAAAGATTCTTCGATCTCACATCCCCACACAGGTCAGCACATTTCCATCCGAACATTCAGGGAGCTAAAAGCTCAACAGATGTCAAATCCTACATGGAAAAAGACGGAGACGTGCTTGATCATGGAGTTTTCCAGATCGATGGAAGATCGGCTAGAGGAGGTTGCCAATCTGCCAACGACGCATATGCCGAGGCAATCAATTCAGGGTCCAAAGCTTCGGCCCTCAATATACTGAGGGAAAAGGCTCCTAAAGATTTTGTTTTACAGTTTCATAATTTAAATAGTAATTTAGATAGGATTTTTACTCCTCCAATAGTGGAATATATTTCTCCTTTTTCTTCTTCTTCATTTGACCAAGTTCCCGAAGAACTTGATGAGTGGGCGGTCGATAATGTTGTGAGTGCCGCTGCGCGGCCTTTAAGACCGGTAAGTATAGTGATAGAGGGTGATAGTAGAACGGGGAAGACGATGTGGGCCAGGTCATTAGGACCACATAATTACTTGTGTGGTCATTTGGATCTGAGTCCAAAGGTGTACAGTAATGATGCTTGGTTCAACGTCATTGATGACGTAGATCCGCATTATCTAAAGCACTTTAAAGAATTCATGGGGGCCCAAAGGGACTGGCAAAGCAACACCAAGTACGGGAAACCAGTTCAAATTAAAGGCGGGATCCCCACTATCTTCCTCTGCAATCCAGGACCCAATTCCAGCTATAAAGAGTATCTGGAAGAAGAAAAGAACTCAGCACTTCGAAACTGGGCTGTAAAGAATGCGATCTTCGTCTCCCTCAACGGGCCACTCTACTCAGGTTCCTATCAAGGTGCAACACCGAATCGCCAAGAAGACAACCAGACGACGACGGGTTGATCTACCTTGTGGTTGTTCTTACTTCGTTGCTTTAGGCTGTCACAATCATGGATTCACGCACAGGGGAACTACTCACTGCAGCTCAATCAGAGAATGGCGTGTATATCTGGACGGTCAAAAATCCCCTGTATTTCAAGATAACCAAACACCACGAGAGACCATTTCTGAGGAACCACGACATAATCACAATACAAGTCCAATTCAACTACAACCTGAGGAAAGCGTTGGGGATACACAAATGTTTTCTAACCTGCCAAATCTGGACTCGTTTACATCCTCAGACCTCGCATTTCTTAAGAGTATTTAAATACCAATTTATTAAATATTTAGATAGGTTGGGAGTGATTAGCATTAACAATTGTATTAGGGCTTTTAGTCATGTATTATATGATGTACTGAATGGAACAATAGATGTAATTGAAAAACATGATATAAAATTCAATATTTATTAATTCATTTGTGAATCATAGAAATAGATGCGCACTTTCAACGTCGCATATACAGGATTAGAGGCATGAGTACACGCCATGTACAACAATAATGCATTCTCCGTATGATTCTCGTACTTCGCCTGTTCTTGATGGTTGTAAACAACATGAGTATTAAGACGGATAAATCTCTTCACCAACGCCTGCTCCTTACAAGCATACTGTCCGCCCGTAACCGTTGAATAAAATTTACGACGAACTTGAAAACGATCCCTTAAATCGTTTTTTACAGTAGCAGTGCTAGGTTCATTGTCATAACAATTAAAGACTTGCTGGAAATCCATAGGAGTACCACTTGGACGTCGATCTCTAACAAGAAAAAACATTACTGTATTTGTATGATTCTTAAATTTAATATTTTCGTCCATCCATATTTTCCCAATGACGTAAATGGATTTAACACAGAACCTCTTGCCAACACGGTGAGTAATACCGTTACCACGAGTAACATCCGATACACAAATAACCTTACCAGTATGTGAAACATCATGACGGGCCTCACATGATTGAACTTTACATGGGCCTTCACAACCCCTTGGAACATCAGGGCTTCTGTACATCCGGTACATCATGGGCTTCCGGTACATGGGCCTGTTTGACCACATTTGTCTTCTGGTGACGCGGACAGTGGGGGCAGCAACACGACCCGTATAGGGGCTGTCGAAGTTCAGCCGGCGACGCACCTTCGAGGCGGGAGTGGAAATGACAATATCGGCGGGACGTTTCGCCATAATCTCTAGCACGAATAACTGAAATTAAATCACGAATTAAATCGTAACCTAATGTATCGGGGGAGTATGTATTTTCGACTAACTGCAAATACTTAATTGCTAACATGCACCTAAAACCGTGCACGGTTTCAGGAAACTCATTAAGCAATGGATCCCACATGTTTAACGTATATACTTGGGAGCTACGTTTTATAGGGGACCATTTAATAAATAAGCTTTGAGGAGCGCCTTCTATTGGACAAACGCGCACATGGGGGGGACCACTTTAAAAAAAATCGCGCGGCCATCCGGT